TCAGCCACTCGCCAAAAATCTCGAGCGACAACAACCCGTGTTCCTTGTACACTAGAGGTATACGTGTGTGCATGTTGTCTCCTTGATCACCCATCATGTTGTAAGGATCATCAATCATGTGGGTGACGAGTCTGGAGGCGTCTTTCAAGGATAAGGCGGGGCCAGCAGGTGGGGAGGTCTTACACCGATCGAGGAAACGCTGCGCAAGATCAATTTTTGCGACTTCCCACTTCTCACCCATGTGACATGTGTTCCCAGTGCTTGTGATGAAGTCCCCTGAGAACAGGACGCCAAGCACAAGGGCATAAAGATCGTCATCCGAAAGCCACTTCACATACTTGAATGCAGTGTTGTGAGCCGACCACTTGAGGAATTCGCGGGTAGACTTATCCGCGTCTCCCTTGAAGTAGAACCAGCACATCATGGCATGAACCAGAAGGTCACGCGCCTTGAACTTGGTGTCCTTGGCCTTCACATCAGCATACCCCCACTCAGACTCCGGGCCCTGTCCAAATAGAAAATGCCTGAGAAAGCGTTCGGCTCCGGATCCAACCCAGCTGTGTCCAATGAGGTTAGAGTAGTTGCGCATGAGGTGATTGTGACCGGGTTTCTTGAGGATAACGTCCGCCATGTACTTGTAGATGTTCACGATGAAGAAAAGACGAACTTTATCGGGGTCGTCTCCAGGCATTCGAACTTCCGCCTTGGCGACGATCTTGTTTATGAGATCAAACATATCGCGCCAGGTATACTCATTTCCCTTCATGTCCGGTATGGCCTGAAGCAGGTGGTTGACAATCGAGAGCTCCCAGGCAGCCATTGACTTAAGATCTTCCTTGTTGCCTTGGGCGACGAACTTAATCCCCTTCTTGAACGCATCGATAAAGACTCCTTTTTTGATGTGAGTGATTCCACTTTTCTTTCCCTTCGGAACAGGTAAAGAATTCAGGTTGGCAAAGGAAAAGTCAGCTGGGGGCATGATATCTTTTCCTGGGACGCCCATCTTGTAGAGGTACTGAACGTAACCACGTGTAGCGTTTCTGGAATCCACCCCCACATCACGCTCCTCCTGAAAGATCTTTGCGGTAGCCTGAGAAACGCCCTTGACGTTGCTGGTCGATACCCAGGAGAGCTTGAACGCCTCGAAGGCCTCCTGATCTCTCTCCTTGCGGTAGAACTCGTAAATGTACTCTGGGACGGGGAAGGTCAACGGGATTGTGCTGCCATGC